CACCTATAATCGGGTAATTCTTGCTAATGAATCTGGTGCAAGCGTGACAGTCACGCGATCAGTGGCAGGCACTACCATTCTCACTAAAACCACGCGGCTGGCACTTGCGACGAGTGCGCAATTATCCACTGCCGCACAGCCATATATTACACTTGGCACGGTTTCGGTAGCATCGGGCCTTGTGAGTGCAATTTCGTCGTACTACGCATACGCCACCACGCGACAATTGCCACCAGCAATTTATGCCACCATGAGCGGTGGCACTGTATCACTCACTGCTGCAAATACTGATTATCAGATTGCAAATTTCACTTCATCCACCAGCAGTGCAGATGGCAGCATTTCAATGGACACTGCATCAGGCACAATTACCATTTTGGCAAGTGGCTATTACATATTTTCTGTGCAAGTGCAGTACAGTGCAGGTACCACGGGAAATCGTCGCGTGACCATGGATAACATCATCATTTATCCACCACAGTCTGCAGCGTTGTTTGCCACGGGGGCCACATTCGCAAATACCTATTCAGTCTATGTAGCAGTCACTCCTGGCAGCAGTGTAGCTACCAATGTAAAGGCATGGTCAAGCGTAACTGGCCAAAGTGTATCAAACTGCATTGTGAATGTGAAGCGCATCTAAATGGCACCTATTTACACCATGACCATTTACAATGCCAGTGGCGTTATTCAATCCGTGGCTACGGATTATATGCAATTGGCAATTTCTAGGCAGGTTAATGCTATTGACGGGTTGACGTTTAGCATGGCTAGCACGTCGCCTAACGCACAGTATTTGCAGTATGGGTATATCGTATCAGTGACACGACAAGACGCAGCACAAGGCATTACTGCAAGTGTTGAATTTGCTGGCATGATTCGACGCATCGCGCGAGTGGTCAGCACACAAACCATCTACCAAATCACGGCTGTTTCAATGATGGCACTGCTAGCTGATCGCATTGTTGCATACCGTGCCAACGTGGCTAATAGAAGTACATTTGCTGCAGTGGCTGCTGAAACAATCTTAAAAACATTGTTTGATTACAATTGCACGGCCTTGGCAGTAACTGGCACTAAATCACAACGCATCATCAATGGCAGCACTACAGGTATGACCACTGCTGCCACTGCTGGTGGTGGTAGCGTAGTAAGCATTGCCTGCAGTATGCAGAACCTACTTGATACCATGCAGAAGGTGGCCATAGGCAATGGTGGTGATTTCGATATGGTATGGACTGCACCAGCCACATACACATTTACGTGGTATTTAGGTCAGCGTGGCACCAATCGGAGTAGTAGTGTAATCCTATCAGTGGCCACTGGCACTATTGCAGAATTGCAAGTGATTACTGATAAAGTGCAAGATTTTACCAATGTCATTTTAGGTGGCAGTGGCGAATCACTGGCCCGCAATATGTACAGCAGGCCTGCAGTATTAAACACGGGTTTGTCTAATCGAGAACAGTTTATTGATTCGCGCAATCAGGGTGCAGGCACTACCACTGCAAATTACAATAGCATGGGTACTAGTGCACTAGCACTGCAGGCCAAAAAAGAAACCGTATATATTGCCAAGCTTACGCAGAACGCGGCATTAAAATACGGCCGTGATTACTTCTTTGGTGATTTGGTCAGCATTAATGACAATGGCACGCTAGTAACGCAAAAGGTGCAAGGTGTGGAACTGAAGTTTGATAACAATGGGAGTGAATCAGTAAATGTCAAACTTGCTAATCAATAATCTATTTGATGTGATGAATGAAGTGCAGGATTTGCAGCGCGTAGAAACGCCAGGTGCATGTTTGACACTTACACGATCAGCCACGCTAGCAATTACCACTGCTGGCACTACCATCACATGGCAGGTAGAAACCCGCAACAATGGTTTTACGTGGTCAGGCAGTGAAATAACCATACCAACCAATGGCTATTACACGATTAATCTACAATACAATGCAGCAGCAATTACCACCACTCATGCAATCTTGCGCGTTAATGGCATTAATGTGGCATTTTTTAGCAATTCATCAGTGAACAGTACATTGCATGCATTTACCGTGATGCGCTATTTCACTGCTGATAATTTAATTGAAGCACGCGTCGTACCTGCAGCGAATTCTACCATTCAAGTAATTGCAGAAAACGTGGCCAGTGAGTCACCTATACTGCACGTTGTACAAATGACAGGGAGTCTTACATGATTATTTACCGCTTGCTACTGGCAGTGCCACAAATTGCATACTTGTATGTCGATGAGTTTGGCACCTATTACGACACGCCACCAGCTGATAGTTATATTGTGGATTCGCCAGATAAAGAGCAGGCACTAGAAAACGTGCGTGCATATCGCAATGAGTTACTACTAGGATCAGACTATACCCAATTGCCAGATGCACCATTTACGCCAGCACAGGTAGTACAGTGGCGTGAATATCGCCAGGCATTGCGTGATTACCCTGAACAGATTAATGTGGAATTGTGGACTGCACCACCATGGCCTGTTGCACCACAGTAAATCTATGCTATAATCGGTTTGTTGATACACATACTTCACGCCACACAAACGCCACGGACCGCCACGCAAACCGCATGCGTGGCGTTTGTGTGTTACAATCCATTTGCTAGTCTAGGCAGTCACTAAATAACGATTTTGATCGCACAGCTGGCACGCGCGTATAATACCCAATCATCTGCAGGTGGTTGGGTATTATTATGCAAAAATTGCCTATTGCAATGTATATCAAAATGATATACAATCATGGCAGGTTATTCGCATTAGCACAGAAAAGGTGAACAACATGGCAGGTACGCGCAAGTGGTGGTCAGTCAAAAAGATTGGTGGCGAATTAAAGACAGTGCAAGCTGTTGATATTCGCAGTGCAGCACTCAAATCATTTGGTTTGAATCCTGCACGCCAGCAGTATGGCATTTGGTTTGATTCCGAAACGCGCATTGCACAGGTGACCAAACACACGAAACAGGGCACAGTAATTGTTGGAAGCGTCGCTATTTACAATGAAGGAGTGTAGTAATGACAAATCAATACAAGGTCAAGATTTACAGCAATCAAGAGATTCGCGAAATCATCAAAACCGAAGTGCAAGAGCTGGTAACACGTGGTGCAGGCTATGATGAAATCAAGGCCGTGGCACATGATTTGTGGGTGTGTGTGTTGTCTGGCCAAATCAAGGCGCGCGTCGCTGATCTGCCACGCGCATTGGAAGGTGGCGATTACCATACAAACAATTGGGGCCGTTTGGCCACCATCGAGGAATCTACATTGCAGGTTGGTGCAATAGTACAGATTCAAAATGAATCCTATGAAGTGATTGCAAACAAATCCACCACTGGCAATGCACACGTGCCAAGCCACACATGGTTTGTGGCACTGAAGGTGAATGCATAATGCCAAAATACATGATTTGCATCGATAGCAAGATTTACGAGATTTACGCACAAGGCCGTGCCAAGGCCGTAAAGGCTGCCATTGATCAGCACTATGGCGAATGGTTGGAAGCAAAGGTATTGTTTGTACGGTACATGACTAATGGTGTTGTGTACCAGGCCACCACGAAGCATGGCAACATTGAAGCAATTGTGAAGCAAGAAATGAAAGGAATATAGCAATGAATGCACAGCAAGAATACGAATTCGCACTACTCTCATTCTGGTACCAACGTGCAGAACGTCGTGGCGATGTAATAGGCATGGCCAGCTACAATCGGCGAATATTTGCACTGATCAGTGCAGCATACCCGTGGTACTACAAGGCCCTACCAGAAACCGTGAAGGGTGAATAACATGGATACCAACAAAACACTAGTCAGAGATTCATACACCATCAATGCCAATCACTTTGCACGGTATGGCATGAATGAAGTGGCAGTGAGTGCAGACCATAATCACGATCACCTGAAGGTGGTTATATCTGGCCACAAACCACAGGTACAAATGGTCAATGATGCGCTAGGCATTGTGCTAACGCGCATTGCAGAATTAGAACGGCTGGCAGCTGATTTGAAGATGATTATGCAATCAATGCAGGAAGGTGAAAAGTAATGCCTGAACAACCAAAGATGTATTTTGAACGCGAAGTAGTAGGTACACCAGAAAACTGCAAACGTGTGTTTGTGGCAATGGTGGTAAGCGAAGGCGAAATGGTAGGCATTACGTTGTGGCAGGATGGTGCCTGGTGGTGCATGACTGAAGAAGCGCGCGGTAAAGTGCATGCCAGCACTTGGGGCAATGCACAGCACATCATGCAAGAGCTGGCATTCTACAACATGCAGCCAGTCATTGATCACATTGATTTTAATGCGAGTAATTTCAATGTCGGATAAAAAGCGAATGGTCATGCTACGGCTGCCAGCAGTGATGGTTGATAGCATCGATGCACTGGCAGATGACAAAGGGTTAACGCGAACCAGCATGATAATCATGCTGCTTACGTCACCAATATTGAAAGCCTTGAATGAGAAACGAAAGGAAGCACAGCGGAATGCCAGACAATCTAAAACTAATGGCACACGGTCGTAATGGCAAGTTTGTATGGTTTGTGTATCGTGAATTGGACAAGTGGCTGGTGGAAGTGGTAGCAGGCAATACGGCCAAATCATTCACCACCAGCACTGAACAAGACGCAATGAAAATGGTGGCTGATTTGCGTATGGATTACGAGTTAGGTAATTTCTAGGCACAACACGGCCTGCAGTGGAACAACACACTGCAGGCCCAAAGCGAACAGCACAGGTATTCGCCAGATCATTATACAAGATAGGAACAGCACAGATATGACCACTATATACAACAGGTTTATTATCATGACAGATGCACAGTGGCTGCACGTATTGCCAATGGTGCACCAGCCTGATGGCAGTATGGGTAATTTGATTAACCATCTCAAAACCACTACCACCTACATTGACGCTACATACCCAATGCCAATTGGCACGGTATGCGTGGTACGTGCAACAGGATTCATGGCAGGTGGCGTGGCGTGGCATTCGTCACCAGGCACTGATGGCAGTGTATTTTATCGCTGCCACTATGTAGAAAACATTTTATTCAGTGACAGTCAGGGTGAATGGCGCGTATGGCGAAACACAATGCACTATGGTAATGGCGTAACACTTGACAAACATCAATATGTAGCACGATTGGAAAACATCAATGACTAATCATTACAGCACAGATCAGGAATTATTGGCAGTATCGATGCGTGACTATTTCGAGATTGACAGTGAAATTACTGCACTTGAAGCAACGCAAAAAGATATTCGCCGCAATATCGAAACATTATGCATTGCCATGGGTGGCAATGTGAAGCTGGCACACGTTGGCAGTGCCATTGTCACAGAGCCTAGCACCAGCCACAGCTACGATACCAAAAGCATCGATGCGTTACTAATGGAATTGGTACAGGCTGGCGAATTGCATACTGCCAAAAAAATCATGGAATGCAAAAAAGAAACCACGCGCGCTGGTGGTTTACGAATCACGAAGGCGAAATAATGAACACAATACTAATTGGGTTGGCAATCACTGCCATGATCATGGGTGTATCAGTCACCATTGCACAGTGCATGGTGTGGTACGAAAAAACCATTGCCAGCTGGCATCACGAAGTGCTACAAGAGGAATTCGCCAAAGGTTGGGATTCTGCCATTCAGTTTATGAAGCGCGATTAATTGCAATCTGGCAACGCACAAATAAACCTTGTGCGTTGCCAGTCAAGAAGGCAGCAATGGATTATTTTGCATCATTAGATGGGTATCGATATTATTCGCAATGGGTTGGTGATCACTACATTGTAGTAATGCCATTTGATGACCATGGATTTATTCGCCTATCGGAGTTTGGCAAACTGATTGTGGATATTCACACTACTGCCAGTCTTGACGTGGTGGCCAAAACCATCTGTACGTATGTGGCAGATTATCGCAACAATGACCGTGATTTGACAGATGCACAGTGGCACCAGATTGCACATGCAGGAATACCCAACACGCCAGCAGTGCAAAAGGTTGTGCAAGTTAGTTTGTTTTAGTGTATAATTGTTATACGTTAGGAGGTGATGAAACATCAAAACACGTTTAATGGCTGTTCGCATCGATACCCAAATCTACCTGGCACTGCTGATGGTAATAGCAGAACGGGCCAGGCAAGGCACACACACCACATTATCTGATGTGGTACGCAATGCAATCACAATGTATCTACAAGATGAAAGAAACGAGAAACACAATGAGCTGGCAAGATGACGCACAGGGAATGGAATGGAAAACCCAAGAAGACAAAGACCAAATGCCACGGATTCGTTGGGCGCATGGTCGTAAGGTTGGGAAGGTCGCAGAGTTTGGCCGTTGGTATGCCAAGGCTGATGGCATGCCAACACCACCAGACGGCTGGGAAGAATCAGATTTGTATGATGATGGTGGCTGGCAGGCAAAATCAATGATGTTTGCACCACTGCTGAAGCGATCGCAAGCATTTAGTGTTGATGACACAGGCACCTACACGTGGCATGACCACTGGCAGAAGGGTTTGAAAATCTATACTGAAGTGGTATGTTTGTTGCATGGTTTCGAGGAACCTGTTATTTTTGCCTGCAAAGGCTGGACCGCGGGCCGTGTCATTGGTGCCAAAAATAGCGTGGTATCAGAACACAATGAATTTGTGCACAAGGTAGCAAACGCCACGGCCAAGGCACCACTGCCACCATGGGCATTTTGGATTCCTGTAGGTGGCAGTTACAATGCCAAAGGTGAACCAATATTTGTAGATGTGGGCCAAGGCCAGCAGAAAACCGTGCTACACGATATTGTGTTGGAAGGTATCAAACAGCCAGCTAATCGAGAAACACTCACACGGTTGTATATAGGCAAAGAGCTGATGCAATACGGCCTGCATATGCGTAATGGCCTTGTAGAAGATGGCTGGCATATCAAGAAACGTGGCAATGTGGCAGCAGAACAACCTGCCACCAATACACCACAACCATTAGACGATGACAGCCTATCATTTTAGTATTTCGTTATCTCATGATAGACTGCATACACTCTTGTATGCAGTCTATTTATATCAGTAGGTATTTCAAATGAGCACAGCACAAAAGATACTGCAGGCACTCAATCTGGTGCCAAACGAAGCAGGTCAGTACAGATGCAATTCACCATACCGTGTGGGTAGTGATAGCAATTCATTTTCACTCATCATTGATGATGATGAGCATGGCGCGTTTGTAGATTTTGTATCAGGTCAAAAAGGAACCCTATACCAGCTGGCAGATTTTCTTGGCATCGATACGGCCAAAGAAATAACTACCAGCAAACGTGCATACCGTGATCATCACGACTATGCCACACAGAAAGGCGTAGAATGGACGGTATTTGAAAAAGCGGGCTGGACTGCCACAAAGAAAAATAGACGGCCTGCAATGGCAATCAGCACAGAAAATGGCACACGCTACAGGTTTCTTGATTATCAGGATTCAAAAACATACATCAGTGATACGGGTTTTAAATCCTGCTGGTACAAGTTACGCGAAGCAGTGCAGATGGCACGCGCTGGCAATCTGCCACTCGTGTACACCAATGGCGAAGCATCGGTGGTGGTAGCACAATACTATGGCATACCTGCAGTGACCATGGCAGGTGGTGGCGAACGGGTATTGCCTGCATCACTCCTAGACGAATTACAAGGCTGGTGGTCAAGTGGTCAAATAATCATTGCGTTGGATTGTGACAATACAGGCAGGAGTGCCACCAATGATTTGCTGGCACAATTCAAATCTGCACAGATGAATGCATACGGAATCGATATGCGATTGGGTAAAGGTGGTGATCTGGCAGATTACTGCAATCTGTACCAGGCCACCACCATGCACGAGCTGGCAGCACTACCAATCATGACAGGACCACTGAACAAAACGATTGAATATGTAGTGAAACGCGAAATAATCAGTGCACGTGATTTAGATGCAAAACGCTTCCAAGCACTGCAAATGATTATTGAGGAGTTTGGGCCTGAAGGGTGTATTTTATTTGCAGGCAAACCAAAAGCACGCAAATCGTGGCTATCTACTGGCATTAGTTTGTGTGTGGCATACGGCCGTAATGCACTTGGCAAATACGCTACCAAACAAGGCAGTGTGTTGTATATGGATTTGGAATCTAATCAACGTCGTATGCAGTCACGTTTGCGCCAGATGCAAATGAATGACGAACCACTACCAGAAAACTTGTTTATTGTGAATGAGTGGTCAAAAGGTGACGAAGCAGTCAAAGAATTAGATGAGTGGCTAACGCATCAAAAAGATTGTGTGCTGGTCGTGATCGATATTCTCGAAAACATACGCGCACCACGCCAAAAGAATGCGAACCCCTACACTGAAGATTACGATGCAGTCAAACCATTAAACGTGCTGGCAGAAAAACACCACTGCCTGATTCTGGTAATCCATCACACGCGCAAATCAAAAGCTGAAGATGCATTTGATGAAATATCAGGCACCACAGGGTTGGTTGGTGGTGTATCTGGCATGTGGATATTGTCACGCATCAGCGGTGATGATGACAAATCACAGCAGGCAGAATTTCTGGTGCGTGGTCGTGATATTGATGCAGACGATAAGCGAACCCTGCAATGGAATGATGCAAAATCAATGCATGAAGTTATCGGAGATAATGAATCATTCCTGCTATCACCAGAACGACGCGATATATTGAAGCTGCTAGAAAACGGCCTGCACTACAGGCCACAGGATATTGCAGACGCAATAGGCAAGAGCAGGCAGAACACGCACAAGATGCTTACACGACTCAAGGCAGCTGGCATGGTCAAGCAGGACGCGAACGCAAAATATTTTGTGGTCAAGAACAAAACCATACCTGTTGGCTATGATGACACACCACCAGTAATCGATGCAGTGCCAGCAGTGGCCCCTATAACGCCACCACAGGCACCATTGCCTACCATCAGCATG